TAGAGTATGTTCAAAATCTCTACAACATGGTGAAAAGAAACACCACTCTTCCTATAAATTTCATAGTGTTTACCGACCATGTTAAAATGCATAAGATGATTGAGGGAGATATTGAAGTTAGAAAGTTTCCAGAATATGATTTAGAGGGTTGGTGGAATAAACTACAACTATTTCATCCAGACACATATCTACCAGGTGTTACTCTTTATATGGATTTAGATGTTGTCATTACAGGTAATATAGACTGTTTTTACAGTCACGAAGCACAATTAGATTTTTGTGGTATGAATGATTTTAACCCCGTTACCAAAATTTGGAACTCCAGTATTATGAGATTTAAACAGCAAGACCTTCACGGACGGATTTGGCATAAATTCATGTCCAATAGACCAGAATACCTACGAAAGTTTGCAGGTGACCAAAACCTCATATCAGACTTTATTAAGGGTACACCTGGATGTGATTCGTTTCCTGATTCGTGGACACAATCATATAAGTGGTATGACCGAACAGGTACCAGATATGCCAAACAAGACATGACATATACACATAATGGCGAATCGTTGGTAACCGTGTTTCACGGACAGCCAAATCCACACGAATCCACGCAGGAATGGATAAAAAATGCTTGGAAATAACACGCCATAGTGTCGCACCTCTAAAACCGAGACCTGGTCTCAAAAAAAACTTCAAAAAAAGTGAAAAAAAAGCGAAAAAACGCTTGCTTTCTATATGGAAACCTGTATAATGGACACATAATGATTAAAGAATATAACAAAAAGAAAATGCAAATAAGACTAAAAAGACTTGAAAAAAGAGTTGCCAATGCTAAGAAAGTATTGTATAGTAACCCATATAAAACATTATATGAAGTCTTACAAATTATAAACAATAACAAAGGAGAAAAACACTATGTCTAAAGTTAAAAACTACTATTGGGACCAAGCTGAGAAAGCTGTTGACGCAATCTTACTTGAACTTAAAAACAATGCTATCACTAAAGAAGCTGCTAAAGCAAAAATTATGAATGTAGAAGCAGTTGAGTTGTGTGATATTGATGAACACAATGTTGATGAAGTAATCGACATGGAATTGGAGATGGCTTAAATATGAAAATAAGAGGTTACAGTAGAAACTACACTTTTACAAAGTTGCCTGCTCAAGAAGTAAACATTAAATTTGTGTGTTATGCAAAAACTTCATTTACACACGGTAGAATGAGAATGAAACACAATAAGAACTTGAACGGTGGTGGTGCCTACAAGTTAGAGAAAAGGACTATATAATGACACTATTAGAACACATTAAAAATATTAACGCTAAGTCTAAAGCATGGATGGCTAAAAATCCAGGTTCATGGGCTGGTATGGTTGTAGAAGATATTAAATTCTGGAACGACCAAGGTATTTTTACTGTTGAAGACTATGAAAGAGATAGTCTTATTACAAGTGTTTATGAAATGCATAAAGAGGCATTTGGTGTAAAAGGTAGACATTACAACTTTAAAGAAATGTCTAATGCAGAGTTAGAAAAAGAATTAAACCTCCTTTGTGATATAGCAAAGCGTGAGGCAGAGATAGAAAAAAGGCAAGAAGAAGATAATCTAAAAGCCTTTGAAAGTAGAATTGATGAAGCACTTTCTCTAGGTGCAGAAAATAGAGAAGCTGCGATAAAATGGATATTGCAAGCAGAGGGACTTGACAAAGAACAAGATTCAGGTTATATTTGTTATACACTTGGTCTTAATTATGACAAAGAACATTTATTTAAAACAAAACACTAACAAAAGGATACATTATGATAATTAATATAGGTGATACAATAGAAGACATGAAAGGCAGACAAGGTGTCATTACCAATATCGGTATTGCAACCGAAGTAAATGATATAGCTGCTGAGAATAATACGAGTTTGAACGCCAAGACTTATGACACAAAACTTGGTTACACAGGTGCAGTTACCTTTGGTTCTAACTGGTGTTATTTTAGTCAGATAGATAAAGTAATAGAAAAAAATGATTTTGAAGAATCAGCAACTGATTGGATAGATGGATAATTATGATGAAATATAACGAAGATAAAATACTTAAAGAAATTGGTGACTATATTAAAGGCACCTACGGACAACACTATGCTCAAGTGAGTAAAGGCACACAAGTGCAAGACCTATTGAGAGATATAGGCATAGATAAAGATTTTTGTCAGGCTAATGCAATTAAATATTTGTGTAGGTTTGGTAAGAAAGATGGTAGGAACAGAAAAGACCTACTTAAAGCAGTACACTATATTGTACTATTGATGAATTCAGAAGACCAAGGAGCAAAAAAATGATTGAAGTCCTGAACCACATTGATGATGTAAAAAAGATTCGTAAGTTAGTTATTGATGGTATGACACAAGACGCCATCAAAGCTTGTGATGTAAGTATCGCCCATAATCAGAAAAAAGTAGAAGAGTTTGAGAAGTGGGCTGAAGAAGAAAGTAAGAAAGATGTGCTTCCAGAGGGGGTAGGATAGTACACGAAGGCTACGATTCGTCAATCCTGGCGCATCCTGGCAGCTTTTCTGGCGAGAAAAGTCAACAAAAACACGCTTTTTTTAAAGCTTGCCATTTCCAGATGGTTATGGTATAGTATGTGAATATTAATTGAGAAAGGATTATATTATGGCATTTTATTCAAAAGAAACACTTTTTGCAGAGTTTGATGTTGCAAAAAGTAAAGACACAAAAGGCAAGTACGAGAAGTATGACAATCGTATTCAATTTTGTAGAGACCACATTGAGTTAAGAAACAATAAACCTCAATACTATGAGGGTGTTGATATTAACTTTTCTAATTTGTTGTCTGCTTATCTACAAGAAAATCCAGTTGACGCATTTTACAAAGTTGGTTTTGGTAAAACATTTGCCGAAGTCAAAGCTATGTCAGACGCAGAAACTCCAGAAAACAAGAGTGTAAATTAATGGCAATAATCTATACAAATCAATCTAGTGGTTACTCACGCAAGAATAAAAAGAAGATGAATAATCTATCTACTAATCAACTTGCTGAGTATGAAGAAGACCTACGAAAGCACAACAAGTATTACAAATCAAAAGGTTTGCATAGTATGTTGATGACACTAGACGATTATATTAAGTATAGATTCGGTGCATTAAAAGTTAAAACAAAATCTGTACCATTACAGAGTGTTCCTTATACAAGAGAAACATCCGATTATCCTAGTCTATCAAACAGTAGTAACATGGGTAATGGTGGTACAATCGACCACAAAACGCAAATGGAAAGAATTGCAGTATCTAAACAATACTCGATTGTTCCAGCATATAATAAAGGTCCTTACATGGTGGTCAGTAAAGAAGACCTTAAAACAGCAGGGAGAAAAGTATGAAGCTAAAGGAAACTATAGCAATTACAATCGGTGCATTAGCATTTATGTTAATCACAGGCGTTGCAAAAGCAAATCCAATTACAAATTGGTTGACGAATGAGAAAAACAAAATTGTTGAGTATCAAACTAAAAGTTGGGCAGACAGTAAAGTACAACTTGCTCAGACTAAAGAGTCAATTGTAAATCTATTTAATAAAGCTAAAGATAATGTTACACAAGATTAGTGATTTTTGCGATAAGATAGATTCATTAAAGAAGATGTCAGACGACCTTAGGATTACAAAGTATCAATATCCTAAGTCGCCTGATAGAGATTTTAGAGTACAAAATTTAATTGATACTATTCAAGCAGATTGTTTGTTAATTGCAAACGATAAATCAGATTATGGAAAAGAAGCAGATAATAACGGTGATTATGGCGATTATAGTGGTGTCAACCATGACGGCATGCTCGACAATAAAAAAGAATGAAGAAGGCAAATATGAAATCAATCCAATCGGTACTATTATTAGGACTATCATTGGTGTTCCTGACCAATTGCAGTTCGATTAATAGAACACATGTAGGCGCTGCTTCAGGTGGTGCGACAGGTATTGCAAGTTGTGTAGCTATGGGAGCTTCAGACCCTTATGTTACAGGTGCCTGTGCTATTATGGGTGGATTTTTAGGTGCAGAATTATTATATCAATCAGATTATGATGTACACAATGCTGTGTTTGTAGACCATTTGAATGTAAGTCCAAACGGTTCTAGTTATACAAATTGGTACAATAAGAAAACAGGCAATTCAGGTATTATACATGTGAGTAGGTCATATCTACACGGACCTTTTAAATGTAAAGATTATGACGCTACAGTAGATATATCTAATCAATGGCCATTGATAGGTATTGGTGGTGTTAACAGAGAGGTAGTATTTGGTACTGCTTGTCAATTGCCAGATGGCAGATGGATAGAAAAACCATGATGGATCCTAGAAAACAAATGAGATTTTACTTGACATGTACTTTTGTTCTTATTGTGTTCTTATTACTTTCTGGACTTGCCATTGCAGGCGATTTGTTGTATCCTAAAGTCAAGAATATAGAACCACATGAAGTGAATGGTCAATATTGTTATGTTAAAATTGAAATTGTTACAAAAGATGATGTTGTTACAAAAGAAG